CGTTAACATCCATTGCGGCAGTCATGGTCGTGCTACCAGAACCAACCGGGTTGTAGAAGATGCAGTTGTCAAACAGGATCTCGCGGTCAATGTCCGCAGCGCCGTCAATCTTCACAAACAACGCACCATTGTTATCCGCATAGAGGGTGAAGAAGCAATCCTTGAAGTGAATCCGAGTTGCTTGAGAGGTCAACTCGACACAGGCGTTAGTGGTCGAGCGGGTCACGGTGTTGACGCCGAAGTAGCACCGCTCGAACATATTCTCTTCACCAGTAACCTTGAGGTCACAGGCGGCGGCTTCGTCACCAGCATTCGCAGCAGGAATGCCAACAATGTGACAGTTGTAGAAATAGTTACGATTTCCAGTAACATCCACGCCACGGGAAGCTTTACCATCAGTGTTAGCACCCCAGTGAGCGATCTGAAGGTTGTGGAAACTGTTGCCGTGACCGCTAACACTGAGAACAGGGTTGGCGGTCAATGCAGCACCGCTGACCGGCGTAATCCTCGCACGCTGCGACATCGGCACCGGAGCGCAACACCCGACGAGGTGAGTGTTGTCGTTGCTCCAAGCAAGCGGGATGGTCGACTCACGGGAACTACCCGTGGTATTACCATCGTTAAGATAATAGATCACATCACCCTGTTTGTCGGTGGTGAGCGCATACGCAGCACCAACACTATTCAGGGCATCATTCTGCCTAAGGCCACCAGCGCCGGCAGTCCCGTTGGCGGGGTCAACGAAGAAGCCCTTCGCATTACCACCCATAAGTCCCATGCTCAGTGCGCCACCAATGGGCGACCCACCAAACTGAAAAACCTGATCTCCAAACGTAGTCATTGTGTTACCTTTCCGTGCATCCCTTTCGGATCAGAACGCCGTGGCGAACCATGCACACTGTAAAACCCCTCCCCGCCCAACACGGTCAAGCGGGGAGAGGCGTCGAGGTTAATCTTACGCTCCGGGGTTGCCAACGATCCACAGGAAGTCACGCACGCCAACAGCAAAACGCTGGTAGCTACGGAACTTGACGCCCATGCGGTCGAAGTCGTCATCCATCGCAGTCTTCACGGGCTCGCGGTCGAAGAACAGGAAGTCCTTCTTGAACCGAGAACCGGTGATGAACCAGTAGGTCGTGGTGGTGAGGAAGCGGCACGGCAGCGGCTTCAAGTTGTACTTGAGCAGCGTGTTCGCGTCGTTGTCCGCACTGCCAGGCTTCCACTGGCTGTCCAGAATCGCCCTGACTTCCTTCTCCTTCGAGGGGTGGTAAATCAGGTATTCCGGCTTGTCCTGCAGGTAGAGACCCTGGTGGGTAACCGGAGTCGTCATGAAATGGTTGACCGCGCTCCACACGTTGTCAAACGTGATCGACGCAGCGGCAAGCGCGTTGTCATAAGAACCACCGTCCTTCATCGTGTGCGTGGAGCACAGATAAGAACTGTCGTAGGTGGTCGTCGAGTCGAACGCGCCACTGAGGATCGCGGCAACAGCCTGATCCCGAATAAACGAGTGGCTTTCGCCGGCAGCAGTACCAGCCTCACTCATCATGTCAGGAAGATGCCAGCTGTCCTTGATGAACTCGTGGCTCATCATGGTAGCAAGCGTCTTCTTCGTAACGGTGAAGGTGGTAGCCGCAAGCTCGGCCATATCAGCGTAGTAGATCGGCTCGAGTTCGCCGGTCTGGTTTGCAGCCGGAAGACCAGTGTACGAGAAGACCTGCTCGGTTGCCCGATTGGTTTTCTTCTTCGTGGTGATCTTCGACCAGTCCCAAGTTGCCTGCTCCTTAGCCTGACGGAAAGGAGGCATGTAATCGGTCAGCGCAACCGACCTGGCAAACGAAAAAGTGCTCATAGCCATGCTTTATCTCCTTTCCTTATGCAATGACCTGGTTATCAGACAGCAGCACACGGAAGCGACCATAGTTGGTAGCATCGCCAGCCGAGTCATCAATACCACGGACAAAAATGAAGTGAGCGTTGCTAGTCGTGCCAATGTCAACACCATGAATGTTGCTGGTGACATTCAGATCATAGCCAACGCCAGGAACGGCAGAGGTGTGCGCCTGTGCAGACCCAGCAGAATTAACAATAAGCATCTGAAGCTCATCGTCGGGACCAAGAAGCTGAACGGTGGTAGCAGTCGATGCGGTACCGCTCGCGTCCTCCTGAACAATGCCATAAATTCCAGAACTTGCAGCGGCAACAGTAACTTTACCGCTGGCGTCAATCTGGACAAGTTCGCCAGCCTTATACGACTGACCGGACCCCTCAACCGCTTCACTGCAAAGCTCGGCAATTCCGTACTTCGCAATGATCTTCGGGTTGCGGGGATCAAACGACGTAGCCATTTTATCTCCTAATCTCGGTCGCTACGATCTGGCTCGCCTTTCACCTGAACCTTGACACGAGATGAACCCTTTTCTGCGGTTTCCTCAGCCGCCCTCTTCATCTCGCCATAGTTCGGATCGTTTGGATGCACGTATGTTGCCTTTTGGTCAGCGAGAGCGTTCTGTTTGTCGAGCGCCTTTTTGCGCTCAAGTTGTAAAATCTCTCGATACTTCTTAGGCATGATCATCAAATAGTTGTCGCCAACCTTGATGTGGGAATTTGCATCCACGACAAGACCATATCGCAGTCCGACCGCTTTGTTGAAATCATCAACTGTTTTATAATCGAGGTGTTCCATCGTCATGTGGCGCCATCCCATAGGCACCACATTCTTCAGGTCTTCCTCTACGAAAAATCCAATGTTGAAGTCTCTCAGGTCCGTGATCGCTTCTTGAAGCGCCATGGGGAGATCCCTCAAAGTATTAAAGCCACCTACCGTTCCGGCGTGTCGAACATTCTCAGGCCATTCGTTAACTTTTGGGAATGCCATTTCTACCTCTCCCTACTCGAAGTCTTCAAGCTTCTCGGTCTCAGCAATTGCCTTGCGGAGCTTGTCCGCATAGTTGCCGCCCATGCGTCGGGCGATCTCTTCTTGCTCAGCCGTGAGCTGGACTCCGGTTTCGCGTGACGGCGCCCTCGTTGATTCGACCTCGGCGCCCATGATGGAGAGCGGGGTTTGCCCGCCTCCGCCAATACCTTCATACAATTTCGCAGCTCCAATAGTGGCTCGGATTTCCCTTTCACCAATATTGGCAAGATTATAAAGCTGTGTGTAGTTGCCGTACTCTGCAGCAGCAAGAGCTTGGTTATACAAGGTCTGCATCGTGCTGTTGATCTTTTGCTGAAGCTGAGGATTTGACTTGAAGTCAGGGTCTTTATTGAATGCCTTGTACGCATTCTTGATGCCCAACTCAGCCTGCGATGCGATAGCCCTTGTCTGAGACCTCCTAACGTGATCGGTCATGCCAAACAGTGCTTGCTGCTGCTGCATGATCGGACCAACTGCCTGTACAAGCCTGTCCTGAACAAGAGAATCAATGTATGCGTCCGGGTTTTCAATGAACGCATCAAGACCGCGCCTTGTGTTCGGAGGCGGCGGCGACGCCTGCGCCGGCTGCTGATACTGCGGTTCCTGGTAGTACTGCTGCGGCGGAGCCTGCTGGGGCTGCGGCGGCGGTTGGTACAACCAATCCGGGCCGATCTCTGGCGCCTCTGGCTGCGCTTCAGGCTCAGGCTGCGCCTCCTGTTGCTGCTCTTCCGGCTGCTGTTCCGGCTCGGGATCAACTCCCTGCCTAAACGCTTCCGGCTGGACATCCTGTGCTTGCTCGTCCAACTCAATAGCCATTACTCATCTCCTTCTGAAGTTTCTTCCTCGTGATACGTTACTGGAGGTTTATTGTCACTGTCCCATTCGTCCCATAAATCAAGAACTGCATGTTTTACAACGTCTGACTGACCAGCCTTGACAGGCACATACTCCACATACTCAGAAAACTCTTTCTCAATCTCCTCTTGAAGTGGATGGGGTTCCCACTTGTCAGAATCTCCCATGTGCTGTTCGAATTCTGTGCAAGCCCTTTTGAGAAAAACCTTCACGTCCGCTCCAAGGTTTTCATCAACCCACTTTCTGACCTGCTTGTACCTCTTCCTTCCCTCCTCAACTCCACGACAATAAAAGTAGCCACCCCACACTCTCTGGGTGTAGCTTCTCTTTTCAGCCCCAGCCTTACACGCCCAGTCTGTCGATTGCTGCCACTTGGCGAGCTTTCTGACCTGCTCGAGCGACTCCGGAACAACTACAACCTTGTAGCAATTGGCACAAAAGGAGTGAACGTGCTGTCCAGCCATAACAAAGTTGTGGAACATCGTCAACAGTGAACAATCAGTACCAGCCTCATGGATACCAGGAATTCTAACGTCGTTGTGATACCAGGGAGTAACATCGGCCTCGGCAACCCTTCCAGGCGTGAATTTCCCCGTCTCGTTATTCCAGTACCATCCACCCCTCTTCAGCGGCTCAAGACTTTTAATCCAATTAACAGTTGGCATTCAAATCTCCAATTTCTTGCAAGATATATACTCTAGTCTCGCTTCTTAGCCATAAGTTCGTTGTACACTTCCTCGAACGCATTTGCTCTTGCCCTTATAATTTCTCCTTCCTCGCTACCCCTGAGCCATCTGTGGATTTCCCGGTCCCGGTGCTGGAGGACCCATTGGGCCAGGTCCTTGTACGCCGGGTGGTTGCTGAGGCTGTCCAGGAACTCCGGGTTGCGGAGGGACGCCTTGTTGTAGCGCGGCGTTTTGCTGCTGAAGCTGAGAATTCTGCTGAGAAAGCTGATTAATCTGCTGACCCATTTGCTGCATTTGCTGTTGAATCTGTTGAACAACTTGCATGTCCTCCACTAGCCTCGGGTTCAAGGCATCTTTCTTACCAACCTCGAACTCCGTAAGCATTTCGTTAACTACCGTCCACAGTCCGTTAAGAATCTTGACGGAGGGCAGGGCAACGGGATTCATCGGATCGGACGCAGCCTGTGCATACTGCATCATCTGCTGATAAATCTGACCAAGCTTGTCAATGAGAGCAACAAGCTCCTGTTTGCGGAGGTTTTTGCTCATCGACGCGCTTGATACCTTGGTCTCGATAATGACGCTCTTCTCGATTACCTCGTCGGGCCATTGAACAAAGAACTGCTCGGTCATCATCTTGCCCTGTGGATCTTCTTGGGCAAAGAACAACTGCAGGCCCTCGGGGTAGAACTGCTTGTACCTGGCAAGCGCGTGCTTGCAAACCTCGGCAAGTGAAGCGCGGAACCGCTCGAGCTGCATATACTGCGGCTGCTTAGATTCCTCAATGAGCTGGATCTGACCGCTGGCAGTCGGTCTGTCAATCTGCTCGTTGCCCCAAGAGTACTGGGAAAGTCCTGCGAGCATGTCTGCTTCTTGAACAAGCTTGTTCTCAAGCTCGGGCAGCTGAGTAAACGGCTGCGAGAGTTTAAGCTCAAACACCTCATCCTTGCTTGCAGTCGTTTCTACAATGCTTGTCCTGAGTGAGTCGTTGTCCAGGATTGGCTCGAGGCTTGAGTTTGGTGGGAAGCACCAGAGGCTTTCGTTTGCTTTCGACGCCGCGTCAAGCCTTTGGCAAAAAGCAGCAGAGTAAGCAACGTGGAGCGGCTCGAGGATGTATGTGAGCGGCGTTCCAAAGATGCTGCCCTGATTCCTCTTATAACAGTGAGTAACGAATGGCCTGCGGTAAGCATGGTAGAAATTATGAACGCAGCGAAGAATTGTGCCAGATTCGCGGTCGAACGAAACAACGATTTCAACTGGTCCATCACCACCAATATCCCATTTCAGATAGGCTTCCATAACCTCAAACTGCTTTGAGGTTTCTTGGTCTTCCCCGCCCTTGTCGTCAGGCTCAAACTTGATTAGCCTTTCGCGCTCACTTGTTGGCTCGCCAAGCGCCTCGAGAATGTCAACGTCCCCATCCTTCTTGTTGTATACACCGCGGTTAATTTGCTCTTCAATCTGAGCTTTGGTCATCCAGATGCGGTGCATAACCCAGTCTGCGCTCCTGACATCCTTGGCGCACATCGGGACGAAAAAGTCCTCAAAGGGAACAACCTCGGGGCAAACACCTGAGCGAACCGGAACCCGCTCGTCAACCTCAAGAAAGAGCTTCTCGCTGCCATCGGACATCTTCCGGGCGACAACCTTTTGTCCAGAGAGCTTGCGAGTGTTGTAGTCCTCGTAGTCAGGCATACCCTGTTCATCAACGAGTTCTTTCCAGCGGATGATCCGCTCTTCCTCGTAGACAAACGGTGTCTTGACAACACCAAACGGGAACATCTGGAACTGCTCGATCCATTCATCGCACATCGTGCGATAATCAATTTGATCTGAAATGTAATCGAGAGTTCTTTCGATTTCCCTTGCGAGGTCAACTGCGGCTGGGTTTCTCGGCTTGGTAACAAACAGTGGATCCTGCTGAAAGATTGGGTTACACAACCTTGCGGAGTTCTGCATCATGCGCTGCCTCGTGAGAGGCATGTCAATGTTGGCGTCCCTCGCGGTTGCGTCCTTGCGCTTCCTGCGCGAGTTCGCCTGCTCGACCCACACTTTGCATTTTTCCATTAGGCGTGTGCGATCGGTGATGCAGCACTCAATCTGATCTTTAAGATATTCCCGAAGCTCGTCCCGCTTTTCGCCGGAAAGCTTTACTTCCCTAACGGTGTCCTTCGGGGCGTTGAATTTAGCCATCATATCTCCGTGTGATCTTGATGCGATCTGGGCGCCCCTTGTTATCTCGGTACATCTCTGCCCTCTCGATATCAAGATCTTCCATCAACATCTCGAAGCGCTTGGCGAGCCAACAAGTGAGCGCGAAAGGCTAATCAAGTTTGAGCCTGACGACAAGGGCGGGGAAGACCAAGAAAC